CGGTGGTCGCCGTATCATAGATCGCATAAACCCAGAGATAGGTTACCGCAGAGACAACGTTCACCTCGTTTGCCACCGCGTTAATTTTATGAAACACACCCTAAGTGAGCCAATGTTCTTCTGGTGGGTCGAGAATATTGCTTCGCATTCATTTGCAAAGAAACATTAGTACAGCTATTATTCACTAATGACAGATAGCCTAGAAGTGTTATGCCTAGAGGGTCTGGAAAAGGCGCTAATAGGCTACCAAGTGAGTGCGTTGGGCAAACCACCCACGCTTGTCTACGACTATGACACAGCAGTTGCACTTCTTGTGGAAGCAGGCTTCGCCAGAAACGAAATAGACGGCTTTTTAGCGGATATCGACAGTATTGATTTCTTATCTCCACCTGTCTTTGTGCGACTAGATGAGTTGGCGAAGGCAAATATATTGCGAGGTGATCGGTATTTCTTCGACGACGGCAACGAAACCATCCACTGAGGAAATGTCTCGGTCGGAATTCGAGTCTCATATGCCATATATGGGCCTTCGAGCCGGTGAACTGACGGTTCAGCAGGAAAAGCTGGTGCAGTTTATCTGTAGTGGGATGTCAATCGCTGCCGCTGGCCGTGCTGCTGGCTACTCCTCGCCACAAGTTGCTTGGTCAACCGCAAAAACCGAGAACGTAGCGAAGGCCATTGCCTATTTCCGCGATGAAATGCGTGAGCAGGTCAAGTTCGGCATGAATGAAGCCCATTCGATGTACATGAACGCCTATGTTTCCTCGGCAAATGCCACAGAAATGAAGAACACCGTCGATAGCCTAGTGAGATTGCACGGTTTAGCTAAAGAAGCGCAGCAATCCACGCAGGTAAATGTACAGATCAACGGGGCGAAGCAGTTAGAGCGCCTTAGCGACGACGAATTATTAAAAATTGCGGGTAAAGAGGGTACTTACCTAGAGCCAGCTACTCATGACGGATGAAGCGCCGAAGACTACATGTGAGCGTTGCAAGAAATTAGTTCCCGTCACCCTGATGGGGCTCGATGAGCTGTGTGTCTACTGCCAAGCCGACGATCAAGAGCGGCTACCCATGCCGAATACCCAAGAATCCGCACCAGATCAGCCTAAGACCCCAGAAGAGCTCGCTAGAGAAGAGCTTGCGATGCGAATACTCACGCGTAAGCGCATGCTGCCTTTCGTAGAGCGGTTTAACCCTGAGTATCAGGCAGGGTGGGTACATAAGGACATCTGTAAGCGGCTAGAAAAATTCTCGCAGGATGTGGTGGATAAGAAGTCGCCACGACTAATGCTCTTCATGCCACCTCGGCACGGGAAATCAACACTTGCCTCTGTATCTTTTCCAGCTTGGCACTTGGGGCGTAACCCTGATCACGAGTTCATTAGCTGCTCATACTCTGGCTCTCTAGCCATGGGTTTCTCGCGGAAGGTACGTAATTTATTGCGTGAGCCTTCTTATAAGAGTGCATTTAAGACGCGGCTAGACCCTGAGTCACAGAGCGCAGAGGCATGGTTGACGACCGGCGGTGGCGGTTTTGTTGCTGCTGGTGTTGGAGGCGGTATCACGGGAAAAGGAGCGCATATTCTTGTTATCGACGATCCTGTCAAAAATAGAGAAGACGCTGAGTCTCAGAACAACCGCGAGGCTAACTGGGATTGGTATACTTCTACTGCCTATACCCGCCTTGCTCCTGGTGGTGGGGTCTTGGTTATCCTCACCCGTTGGCACGACGATGATCTAGCCGGTCGTTTGTTACGAATGGGAGCAGATGGTGGCGACGAATGGGAAGTTGTTCGTTACCCAGCGATAGCTGAAGAGGACGAAGAGTTCCGCAGCGTCGGTGAGCCACTACATAAAGAGCGGTATGACTTTCCTTCGTTAGAGCGTATCCGCAAGGCCGTTGGCCCTCGCGATTGGTCAGCTCTATATCAACAGAACCCTGTGGCGGATGAGGGTGACTACTTTACCCGCCAAATGATCAAGTACTACCAGCCCGAGGACATCGATGAAGATCGAATGAAGTTCTATGCCGCTTGGGATTTGGCCATTGGCAAGAATGATCGTAACGATTATTCCGTTGGCATGGTGATAGGGGTTGATGAGAGAGACCAGCTATTCGTTATGGACGTTGTTAGAGGACGGTTTGACGGCTTCGAGATTGTTGAGCGCATTTTAGATTTATACGTTCAGTGGAAGCCGACCATGGTGGGTATTGAGAAGGGACACATCGAGATGGCTCTCGGCCCCTTCCTAGAAAAACGAGTTCGGGAGAGAGGGTTGTACGAAATGTACATTAAAGACCTCAAGACCGGACGACGCGACAAAGAAGCCAGAGCTCGTGCCATACAAGGTCGTATGCAGCAGGGCATGGTGTTCTTTCCCCAAGATGCTGTCTTCACGGCACCTTTGGTGGCGGAGCTACTGAGATTCCCCAACGGTACACATGATGACCAAGTCGATGCTTTGGCGTGGCTAGGTCTCATGATGGCGGAGTTTTCTACATACCAAGCACCGGTTATTCACGAGCCCTCGTGGCGGGACAGATTGTCCCACTTCGGCGGGGGCGACTCAAAACATAAATCGGCGATGAGTGCTTAGTGATGAAGAAATCTAACAAGATAGCGTCGGAGAAGGAGCATGCCATCGCTTCGACGCAATGGGATCGATACGTTCGAGCCCGTGACAATGGGCATCTAGATTATATAGAACTGGCAAAGAAGTGTGATTCTTACTACCGAGGTGACCAGTGGACCATGGAGGACATTGCCGCTCTAGACCAAGAGGGCCGTCCTGCGTTAACGATTAATACCATACTGCCAACGGTCAACACCGTACTGGGTGAGCAGAGCTCGCGCAGGGCAGATGTAAAGTTTAAGCCCCGCAGAGGGGGCGATGAGGAGCTTGCGGACACGCTAACCAAGGTGTTCATGCAGGTTGCCGACAACAACAAGATGGATTGGGTTGAGCAGCAGGTCTTTGCTGACGGCTTGATTCTTGATGGTCGTGGTTATTTTGATGTGCGGATGGACTTCTCCGACAGCGTAGAGGGAGAGGTACGCATTGTCGCTAAAGACCCCCTCGATGTATTGATTGATCCTGATGCCAAGGAGTATGACCCAAAGACTTGGAACGAGATCTTCGAGACTAAGTGGATGACCCTTGATGACATCGAAGAGGTCTATGGCAAGGATAAGGCAGAGCGCCTGACATTTATTGCGGAGAACGGTAACAGTTTTGGTCGTGACTCTATTGAGTATGAAGAAGAGCGTTATGGCGACATTGATAGCACCGAAGATTTTCTCGGCGCACAGATTCCTGGCGAGGATGAGTATCGCAATGTTAAGTCGTTGCGTGTCATTGAGCGGCAGCACCGCAAGCTGACAAGGTCAGACTTTTACGTTGACCCTTCAACGGGTGATCAAAGGCCGGTTCCCGAGAATTGGAACGAGCGCAAAGCGAAGTCGTTCGGTAAGCAGCACGGGCTGTCGATAATTAGCAAGATGGTCAAGCGTGTCCGTTGGACTGTGAGCTGTGACAAGGTGGTATTGCACGATGATTGGTCGCCCTATGACGACTTCACCTTGGTTCCGTTCTTTGCTTATTTCAGACGTGGCAAACCGTTTGGCATGGTACGTAATCTGCTGTCTCCACAGGAGCAGCTTAATAAGATTACTAGCCAAGAGTTGCATATTGTTAACACCACCGCGAACAGTGGCTGGATGGTTGAGAGTGGCTCTCTAGTTGGCATGACACCCGACGATCTGGAAGAGCATGGCGCTCAGACCGGTCTGGTGCTTGAGTATGCACGCGGCACAGCGCCGCCATCAAAGATCCAACCAAACCAGATCCCTACTGGCTTAGACCGCATTGCCCAGAAGGCAGCGCAGAATGTAAAGACCATCTCGGGTATTAACGACTCGATGTTGGGTACAGATTCTGCTGAGGTTTCTGGCGTAGCGATCCAAGCGAAACAGAATCGCGGCACCATCATGATTCAGGTGCCGTTGGATAACTTAAACAAGACGCGTCAGTACTTAGCAGAGAAGACGTTGAACATCATCCAGCGTTTCTACACTGAAGAACGCATCATTCAGATTACCAACGAAGAAGACCCAATGAAGCCCCGTGAGCCGATGGTTGTTAACCAGATGACGCCAGAGGGACGCATTGTGAATGACCTCACCATAGGTGAGTACGACGTAATCATTGCTACAGCACCTGCCCGTGACAGCTTCGATGAGATGCAGTTTGCCGAGGCCATCAGCTTACGTAGTGCCGGTGTAGCGATACCTGATGACGCAATCATCGAGTACTCGCACCTCGCTAAGAAGGCCGAGCTTGCCAAGCGCATCCGCATGATCACTGGTGTTGAGCAGTCTCCAGAGCAGCAAGAGTTCGCTGCCATGCAGCAGCAGTTGGCTATGCAGGAACTGCAGCTCGGCATCGAGAAGATTGGTGCAGAGGTTCAGAAGTTGCAGTCAGAGGCTGCGGTCAATATGGCTAAGACGCAAGACATGTCTGAGATTGGACCACAGCTCAAGCTTATGGAGCTTCAGTCTGAGATGAAGCAGAAGCAGATGGAGCTCGATCTTCGCAGAGAGCTCGCCGATCTTACTAACAACACCCGCGTGAGTAACCAAGAGACCTCAGCGGCTACCCGAATTGCTACAACGGCAATGCAACAAACCAACAAGATGCGAAACCCCAAAGGATAAATTATGGCTGATGATATGGAAGAAAAAGTGGAACTTGAACGGATGCCAGGAGCGGACGCTCTCGAAGAAAGGGATGAAGGTTTTAATCTGAACTTCGGTTTAGACGAAGCCGATGATGAGCCAGTAGCGGAGGCTCCAGAAGAAGTTGAGGAAGAAGTTGAGGAAACCACGGCTGAGGTTGAAGAGACAGAGGAGGAAGCAGCAGAGGAAGTAGCGGAGCAGCCCGAAGAAGAGGTCGCTGAACTCGAAGAACAGCCTGAACCTGAACCAGAGCCGAAGCCAAAAGGGAAAGGGCAGACCGTGCCTAAGTCTCGTATGGACGAAGTAATAGCGGAGCGCAATGAGCTTCGTCGGGAGATGGAGGCGCTAAAAGAGGCTCAGAAGCCTGCTGCACCAGCGGCCCCAGCTTATGACTTCGAGGGTAAAGAGAAGCAGTACCAAGATCTTATTCTCGATGGTGAGGCTGAGAAGGCGACGGCTTTGCGCAGCGAGATCAATCAGAAGACTCGTGAAACCTTGAGTGCGGAACTAGCGCAAGAGGTCGAGACCACGATCACACGTAAGAACGAAGAGACTGCGCTCCAGCTTGCGGCAGACCAATTGCAGTCGGACTTCCCGCAATTTAATGAAGACTCTTCTGATTATAACGAGGCGCTGACACAGGAGGTTATTGATCTTCGAGACGCGTTCATTATCAAAGGTGAGCGACCAGTTGACGCTTTGGCTAAAGCTTCTGATTTCGTTATCAGAAACCACGACTTATCTGCTCCTGCGCCAGAAGAGGAGTCCTCAACAGGTCTAGCAGGGAAAGCTGCACCCGCAAAGAAGAGCGTAGATGAGGTTTCAAAGAAGCGAGCTGAGGTAGCTAAGAAGCTTGATGTCGCCTCGAAGCAACCTCCAGAACTTCCTGGAGAGAGTTCCAGCAGCCACGGCGAGAAAGCTGTGGATATTAGTACTTTGTCAGAGGAAGAGTTTAACGCTTTGCCAGAGGCAACTTTGAAGCGGCTTCGCGGCGATATTTTTTGAGGTGACACATGGCGGATAAGAAAGACCCACGATTAGCTAGAGCAGGCGTCAGCGGTTACAACAAACCAAAGCGCACTCCTAGCCACCCGAAGAAGTCTCACGTTGTCGTAGCTAAAGAAGGCGACAAGGTAAAGACCATCCGGTTTGGTGAGCAGGGCGCGAAGACTGCTGGCAAGCCAAAGTCGGGCGAAAGTGAAGCCATGAAGAAAAAGCGAGCCAGCTTCAAGGCTCGCCACGGTAAGAACATTTCCAAAGGAAAAATGTCAGCGGCCTACTGGGCTAACAAAACTAAATGGTAAGGAGTCACTATGAAAGCGGTTTTAGTATTAGCAGCATTTTTTTCAGCAATCTGTTCAGCATCCACCACGATTTACTACGATGACGGCACTACTTATACGCTTCTAAATGGTGAGGAAGTTTTCGTCTCATACAACAATATGTTTATAAAGCAAGAATTCCTAAACAACGGGCAGATAGTTTTCTCCCCGCGATACCCAAATCGTAAACGGGATTATGTTGAGACGACTGATCCGTCAGATGGATTGACTCCTGGAGGCGCAGAATGGTGTGCCGTCTATGAGCCGTTCCAAGATGGGTACAGCTTCTCAGATGCAATCTGGTCCAAGAACTGTAGTACAGGAGGCTAGTCATGCCTAAAGTAGCTGGAAAGAAGTATCCATACACCAAAGCGGGTAAAGCCGCTGCAAAGAAAGCCGCCTCTAAAAAGAAGAAGAAAAAGAAGAAAGGGGGCTACTAATGGCTAAACGTGGACTCTATGCCAATATCGCTGCCAAGAGGAAACGTGGCGAAAAAATGCGGAAGAAGGGGGCAAAAGGAGCTCCTAGTGACAAGGACTTTAAGAAATCCGCGAAAACCGCAAAGAAACGGAAGTCCAAGAAAAAATGACGGAGGCGGTATGTATCAGTGGTCTTACGGCGATGTGGTTATAAATATCCTTGCTTACACGCAGGGCTCTTATCCAGCGAAAGACGTTTTGGGCATGGCTGACGCCATCTGGAAGAAACAAGCTAAACCCCAGATGACCTTGATAGACATGGAAACGCCTTCTCTTGGCGGGGTCGCTACTAATGCGTTCGACTTTGAAATAGCTGAAGACGAACCAGAGGAGGAAGAGGTCGAAGACTAGTTATTAGTGATTTGACTTATGTGTTTAGTGTAGCTAATATCATAAGACCATTCTTGTATCAGCAAGTAATCTGATCGTGCCGTACACGTTAAAAACGTAATCGTCTGCACAGACGTTAAATAGGCCGAGACGCACTCGTAAATTTGCGCACTCGTTAGTCTGCACGCAAAGGACAACAGGGCTTTTACTTTAACCAGCAAATTTGGAGGCCGTCATGGCTTTAACAAACTTTGCCAGCCTGACTTCTGAGCAACTAACCGCGTGGAGTCGGGATTTCTGGCGTCAAGCTCGTAACATGAGCTTCATTAATCAGTTCGCAGGAACTGGTTCAAATGCAATGGTTCAGCGAATTACTGAGCTAACCCGTTCTGAGAAAGGCACCCGTGCCGTCATTACTCTGCTTGCAGACATGACCGGAGACGGTGTCACCGGTGACTACACACTAGAAGGCAACGAAGAAGCCTTGCGTGCGTATGACATCACGATTGAACTTGATCAACTACGTTTCGCTAACCGAATTGCTGGCCGCATGGCTGACCAAAAGTCGGTAGTAAACTTCCGTGAGACCTCTCGTGACGCACTGGCTTATGCCATGGCGGATCGTATGGACCAGTTGGCGTTCTTGACGCTGTCTGGAGTCGCGTACACAAACAAGACTAACGGTGCGGTGCGAACTACTAGCGCCACTTCAGGTCTTGAGTTAGTTGACCTTGAATATGCGTCAGACGTTTCTGCACCTACTGCAGCCCGTCACCTACGCATCAGCGGTGCTGATATTGCTACTGGCGATACCACTGCCGTAACAGCTACAGATAAGCTTGGATACAAGCAAATCGTTGAGCTGAAAGCCTACGCTAAAGATAACTACATTCGTGGTCTTCGAGGCGCTGGTAACGAAGAAACTTTCCACCTGTTCGTAACTCCGCAGCAAATGGCTAACCTGAAGCTCGATTCTGACTTCTTGGCTAACGTTCGCAATGCTGGCGTTCGCGGCACAAGCAACAGCTTGTTCTCTGGCTCTAGCAGCTTGATGGTTGACGGCGTGATGTGTCACGAATTCCGTCACGTATTCAATACGGCTGGTGCAACTGCCGGTACTTCTAGCAACGCTGGAGCGGCTGGTTACAAGTGGGGTGCAGACGCAGACGTAAATGGAGCTCGCGCTCTGTTCTGTGGTGCTCAATCACTTGCAATGGCTGACATCGGCTTGCCTGAGATCGTCGAAGATACATTCGACTATGGCAACCAAGCTGGTATCTCCATCGGGAAGATCTTCGGACTCAAGAAGCCTAAGTTCAACAGCGACTACAACGGTACTGTTGAAGACTTCGGCGTGATTTGTCTGGATACCGCGCAGTAAGCGGTAGATGACTCTCCCCTTCCCCCTACTCGCTGTTTGCTCAATCAATCAGAGGGTAGGGGGTTCTTTTATTTAGGATGGATTATGAGAATTAAAGCTCAACAGGATTTGAGAGTAGCCACATTAGGCGGCGGTATTGTCGTCTTTCAGGCTGGCGTAGAAAGAGAAGTTTCAGAAAATATTGGTGCTATAGCACTGAGTATGGGTGCAGAGGTTGTTGGAGCCGCTCCGACCGCTGTGCTGGTATCAGTTGAGACCGAAGAAGTTGACCCTCTTGATGAGGTCATATCGGCAGTTGAGCAGCTCGTTGAGAGCGGAGCACCAGAGGATTTCAAAGCTAATGGTGAGCCTAAAGCCGCGTCCATTCACCGTATTTGTGGGAAAACGATTCCGACTGAAGTACGAGAGGCCGCTTGGGATCGAGTATTTAATGGCTAATAAACTAGAGGTAGCCCAGTATGAGTGTCAGCGTTCAATCAGTAATTGATAGGGTTCAAGTAACTCTGCAAGACACCACGGGGGTTAGGTGGCCGGTTGCAAATGAGCTAGTCCTTTGGGTGAACGACGCGCAACGTGAAATTGCGTTGTTTAAACCCGACGCCTCTGCGCAGAATGAAACAATCACGTTAGTAGCTGGCACTAAACAATCAATACCTTCTAATGGAAACCGGCTACTTGGCGTCGTCAGAAATATGTCTGCCGCTTCGGGTGGCACCGGCGCTCGCTCCATCAGGCTTGTTGAACGGGAGGTGCTAGATGCTCAGACCCCTACGTGGCATGACCCTACGAGTACTGGCGATGCTGCTCACAGTGCTGTGGTTAAGCATTACGTTTACGACGATTCTAATCCTCGTAACTTTTACGTTTATCCTGGAGTCTCTGGGAATGCTTATGTCGAAATTATCTATTCGGGAAACCCTAGTACGGTAGCGCAGGCCGATAACCTGACAGTCCCTGATATCTACGCGAACTCCGTATACAACTACGTGCTGTATTCCTGCTACATGAAGGACGCTGAGTACACTGGTAACAGCCAGCGTGCAGGAAACCACTACCAGCTCTTCATGGCTGCGGTGACGGGCAAATCGCAGTTAGATTTGGTTACCAGCCCTAACGCTAATACTGCAGCGGCGTAACGAACATGGCTACTTTTGAGTCGTTATTACCTGATGTGTTACCCAGCGTATATGGTTGCTCCGACCCCGTAGCAATCGCAGCGATTCGCTCTTCAGCTATAGACTTCTGCACAAAATCAGAGGTCTATCAGCAAGAGTTGGACCCCGTGACAACGGTCGCAAAGATCTACGAGTATGACTTAGAGCCCCCGAAGAATGCGGTTGTTCATAAAATACTGTGGCTTATTAACGACGGTCAGAAACTAGAGCCGGTGAGCACAGGATTATTAGAACAACGACTTCCTGATTGGCGCGACAAAGCCAACGCGGGGATACCTAAGTATTTTGTCCAGCAGAGCCAAAGCCTTTTTTATCTCGCTCCGATGCCAGCTACTACGAAAGTAGAGTCTGTGCTTTTGAGAGCTGTGCTGAAACCTACGGCGGATGCTTTATTGCTAGACGATGAAATTATCAACAATCATAAGGATGCCATTGTGAATGGTGCCTTATTTCGGTTGTTGAGGACGCCTGCAAAAGTTTGGACTGATTATCAAGCCGCACAAATGTATGCGGCCCTTTATGCCGAAGGTGTAAAGGAAGCAGAAAACAAAGCGAGATCTAGTAATACACCCATAGCACGGAGCGTGAAATATGGCGGCTACCACACCAGCCCAACAAGGCGACGATACACTTAGGCTCGGCGATATTCGAGAAGAGTGGTGGTGGATTAGACCTGCAATCGAAGAGATTTTGGCGGACAACCCAACTCTCTCTTACATCCCAGAGGATGTATATGCAGAAGTTAAAGCGGAACGGGCGATGTTGTTTATTGCCGAAGGTGGTTTTGCGGTAACAACGTCTGAAGTTGACCGGTATACCGGTGATAAGACGTTGTTGATGTGGATTTATTGGAGCCAACCTCGAAAGGCTCCAGCCCTGTTCAGACATATGGAGGGGATTAGGCAGGTTGCCGAGGCTACGGGCCATAGTTGGATCGAAGCAA